GTTTCGGTTGCCGCTGGCTGCGGCTCGCCTACCTGGTCGATGGCGCTTTCAAGAACGCTCGGGCCGCCGCCAAGATCGGAGCCGTCGCCGTCGGCGGGTTTCATCAGGCGGGCAAACATTCGCTGCTTCCAGAGTTGCATGGTGGTTTCCTTTGAGGTGGTTGGTAAAACTTATGCGCCAGCGCCCGCCATGCCAGCCAATGCGGCCATCTGGGGCGGCATTCCCGGTGGCATGCCCATGGGCATCGCCGGGGCCTTTGGAATGAACTGCTCAACGTCCAGGCGCTCGTCAAAACGCTTGAGCGATTCGCGCAACAGGTTGATGAGCGGCTCGGCATCCATGCCCTTGGCGCGGACTTCCAGAATCTGCATGACCAGACTCTGAATGATCGGCAGGGCTTTGCTCCAGCTCTCTTGCTGTTCCATCTTGTCCGGCGCGCCTGTGGTGCCTGCACGAATTTGCATGGACACCATTTCGAACACATCGTCTCGGCTGAGTACAGGCCAGTCGTAGGACTTGATTTCGACTTTCGTGGGGATGCCACCCATGTCCATCGTCTGGACCTCGGACGGGCCCATGATTCGCTCCACCTGAGCTGGGGTCATCTCCTGCAACAGGATTTGAGCGGCGTACTGCGCCAGCTCCTGCAACCAGTCCTCAACGCCATCGCGGAACTCAGACACACGGCCTGACAGGCTTTGCTGCAAGATGGACGCCTCGGTGGCGGTCTTTGGCTTGACCACGCTGGAACGGGCGGCGTCTTGCAGGCCGGTCACCTGCTCCCAGTCGTAGCGCACGGCGCTGGTGTCGTACACCTGCGGGTCGATCTGTGGATGCTGGCGCGGCTGAATCACCTGAGCCAGTGGTCGGCCCTCGGTGTCGATGATCGTGATTTCGCCCAGCTCACTGTCGGCGTAGCGCTTGATGGTCTTTTCGTTGACATCAGCGCCAGCGATCCAGCCCGGCTTGCACAAGTCGCGGTGCTTGTTGAAGCCATCGCGTGCATCGTTGTGTTCTTCCTGAAGGCGCTCGGTCAAGTCCACAAGACTTGGAGCCACGAACTGGCCGTCTACCACCTGGAATGGCAGCAAGAAGAACGGGTACCAGCGTTCGCCCGCTTTCTTGGGCGAGAACGGTTCACGCAGCCAGTAGTCGCAGCCCTCCGCCATCGTGTAGATGCGCTGGCTGGTCTTGTCCCAGATTTCCAGAATGGCGATCTGCTTGTCTTCTTCCAGGCTGGCCGCGCCCGTGGCGATGCGCCCGTCCTTCTTGGGCATTTGCTGGTTGTCCTGGTAGGCCTTGGCCTTGTCCAGCTTCATCTTGTAGATGGCTTCAGCGGCGCTGCGCTTCATGGGGATGATCTGGCACATCCAGTCCGAATCGCGGTAGTCCCAGAATTCGCACACGCTCGGGTCGATCAGCAAGTTGTCCGTCAGAACGCGGTCGATGACCAGGCCTTCGGCGGCGGTCACTTCCACCTGCTCGCGCAAAGCGGCCATCGTCTGGTTCAGTTCTTCCTTGTTGGCCTCAAGCTCCCCGCGCTGGTCGGGGTCCTCGATGGTGGCCATCAGGCGCTCGACTTCCTGAATGTTGTCCTGCGTGTCGTTGATGCGCGCCTGAATGAGCGGGTCATTCTTGATGTCGCGCTGGTACATCACCTTGACCACGCCAAAGCTGGAAGTCAGTGCGCTGCGGACGGATGCCTTTGCGCGCTCCTTGAGGCGTGCTTGCTCCAGCGAGCGGTTAGTGACGGTCTCCAGCGTCTTGCACAACAGCTTCAGGTTGTCGGCTTTATAGAGCGGCGTTGTGCTGATTTCCGGGTTGCGCGCATAGATGTTGGGCAGGACTGCGGTGATCGTGCCGTGGATCAGGTTGGCGCGCAGTTTGTAGAAGTCCTTGCTGGCAGGGTCCTTCGACCAGTCGAAGCCAGCAACCGTTTTGCGGTTGTGGCGCACGCGCTTGTGGAACTTGTCCCAGTAGGTGCGCGCGCTACTGATTCGCTTGCCCCACTTCTTGGCCAGTTCGTCGGGCTTTGGTTCTTCTTTGAAGCCTTCGCTAGGCTGTGCGGTGTCGTTGTTCATGGTGCTAGACCCTCAATCGAAAAGTGTCATCTGGATATTTTTTGGTCGGCTCGTCGTCGTCGCCGGATATTTGTTCTTCGTCTGGAGCCCGTCGGGTCTGGAGCAAGGCATACCGGGTGTCATCCCAGGCGTGGTCTTCCTGGCTGGTGTTCACGTCTTCCGGGTTGTTGTCGTCTGGCATGAGCGCCGGGACCGTGCGAATCCAGTGGCGGCAGGTCTTGAAGACCTTGAGGCGGCCGGACTTGAGCATTTCAACGACAAGCTGCGCGCCGTTGATGCGGCTGCGTGGGCCCTTGTAGGCTTCAACCCACTTGATGCCGTTGTCCCTGAAAATCTTGCCGATGGACTTGGAGCTGCCGATTTCCGCAAAGATGGCCGAATCGGCGGGGTTCATGCGGTACTCGTAACCCAGCCGCTCGTCGTGCTGCTCGATGTCCTTGATCTTCTTGGCCACCGCGCTGGCCTGCTCGCGGGTACCGACGTTGGCTTTTCCGCCCCAGCCGTACAGCTCGCGCCAGATGTAGACGACGCCATCCTGATCCATGGCGTACCAATGGACTGAATACGGACGGGCGAAACCCCAGTCCATGGAGCGCCAGACCTTCCAGCTCGACGGAATCGGGAACGGGTCCACTGCGTGCACATCCTCGTCCCAGACACCTTCCAGGAATGAGCCAACCACTGCATCCCAGTCGCCCTTCTCGAAGGCCTTGACCAGCGCAGCGTTGCCCAGACCCCTGATCCGGTTGCGGTAGGTCGGGTCATCCGATGCCATGGTCGGGTTGTCATCCAGCGTGGCGGGGATGTACTGGCGCAGCATTCCACCCTCGTCCTCTGGCATCTGGCGGATGGCCATGGGCACGGTCTTGTCGTCGCCGTCCATGATGAAGGTGGACTTGACCCAGCCGTGACCGATGTTGCCGGGGTTTGATCCGCACAGGATGCGGGGGAAGCAGCCGTCGAACTGCTCGGGGACGTTGATGGATGTCATCCGCACACGGGTGCGCAGGAAGCGGTAGATCACATCCGTGAACAGCGTCAGCTCGTCAATCAGCAGGACGTGGATTTCCGCGCCCTGGTACTTGAACCGGTGCTTTTCGTGTTCACAGTGGCACAGGTAAATCTTCGAGCCGTTCCAGAAGCGGATTTCGGTCTCAACGATCTTGACCCAGCCTTGCAGCTCCCACGCGGCCAGCATCGAGCGGAAGCCCTTGCTGCCCTCGATGTGGTTCTTGATCAGGTCGTCATAGGTCCGGCGAAACAGGTAGACCTGAAGGCCCGGGATCAGGCTGCACCACAGGATGGCGGCCACGCGCATGAAGAACGACTTGCCACCCCCAGCGGCACCGCCGTACAGAATCTCGGTGGCCTTACTCTCGTAAGCGGCCACCTGCTTCGGGTGAAGGGCTACGTCAAAGCTCACTTGTTCAGCGTCAGGTTGATGACCGGCGCGCCAGATGCCAGCGCCTGACCGTCTTTGCCCGTGACTTCGTGCTTGTCAACGAACATCCCCAGATGCTTCATGGCGTTGGTGAGAGCGGTGATCTTGTCGTTGACCTTCACCTTCTTCGTGAACATGGGCATGGAGTCGTCTTCACCCGTGCGCATTTCCACCACGTCCACGCCAGCCACGACAGCGGCGGCTTCGTCGTCGAATTCGCTGGGCTTCTTGAGGCTGCCATCGTCGTGGTAGAGCTTGCGGATGTCGAAGAAGGCGATGCGCGCCAGCTCCTTCAGGACGCGATCGGCGGTAATTTCTGTGCGTTCGGACCGGGCTTTCATGGCTGCCTGGATGGCTTCCTGAATTTCAGGTTTTTTCAGGACTTCCTCGCCGATTGAACCGGCCGTCTTGAGCGAATAGCCTGCACGGATGGCTGCCTGGGTTGCGTTCAGGTCGATCAGGTATTCCTCGACAAATCGCTGGCGTTTGGGCGGTAGTGCCTTAGTCATGCTTTTTGGCCTTTTCCCATTCCAGGCTGTGCCGGTCGTACAGGATCGCGGCCTCAGTCACCACTTCCACCGGGGTGACCTCGATGATCCGGTGGGCTGCGAGCAGTCCCCCATTCAGGGCACCACGGTCGGCGTCGGTGATGGTTCGGCGCGTTGCCAAGTCGTCCAAGGCATTGACCGATGCGCGCACGATGCGCATATCCGGCTCGTCGCCCGTCCATCCAAGGTGAATGGAACAAGCGCTGGCCACGAAAAACAGGACTGACCCGAAAGCCAGCAGCTTTTCGATGTCATCCCCCATCAAGGCGTGAATCTGGGCCTTCACCGCCTCTGAATTCCACTTTGCGCGGATTGCCTGCTTCTGAAATGGGTGCAGGCCGACGGGTTTGCGGCGCTTCTTCATGCGGCCGCCCGAAGCGGCGTCACCGACACCTTGACCATGCCGCCGATGTCGTCCGAAATGTCGAACGTCACGCGGAAGTTGCTGTCGTCCACCTTCAGGGCGTCGGCAAGGCCATCCAGCCCGGCCTTCATGCTGGCGAGCATGTTGTCGTCATCGCGGTTGCGGCGATCAGGCGGGTAGAAGACCAGGTGGACTTCGGCGCGGTCTGCCCCCAACAAGGTCGCGGACGACATCCCTGCATTTCTGGCCAAGACCCAGCAGGCGGTTCGGTATTTCTTCTTCATGCGAGCGAGAACGGACCAATGCACTCGCGCGTTGGGGCTCAGCTCTCTCGGTGGCCAGGGTAATGTGACTTGCATCATTCGATTGTTTGCACCGGTTCCTCATCCGGCGGATATTTGGTCAGCAAGTGCGGCTGAAGGGTCACCAAGTCATGGCGGCCACCTTCGTCCAGTTGCACAGTCAAGCGCTGGAAGTGGTCCAGCTTTGATTCAGCTCCACGGTGCTTGATCACCGTGCCAATTCGGCCAGTTGGGGTACGAACTCGGGTCCCTACTGGGAAGTCCTCCATGTCCAGCATCCGCTTCACGCAAGCAGCCTTTCCACCGTCACGGCCAAGGCGTCCAGCTCGTCCATCTTGCGAATGGCCCATGCGCGCTTCTGGCCATGCAGGCCCATGAGCGATCCGGTATGGCAGGACTGGCACAAGGCCACGGATGTGAACCACTGGCCTTGCTTGATTTCGTGGCAGTCGCTGGGTCCTGGCTCGTCGCACACTGAACAGCGCAGCGTCTTCACGCACTCGATGTGGCGTTTTTCGGCAGCGGTGGGGGCCTTTTTGTTCTTGCTCTGCATCAGGCAGGCACCTCGTCGCGGTAGACCACCACGCCACGCTGTGCACACACTGCATGCAGGAATTCCAGCCACTCGCCAAACTTCTTTTTGCCGAACTTGCTGGTGCGCTGGCCAAGCATCACCACCCCGCCATCCAGCCCCATGGCCAGGCGTGCGGTCTCGCGCTGGAATGCGGCCGTCAGCACGTCCTTCCATTCCTCGGCGGTCATCTTGACCATCTGGCCATTCACCGGCCAGAGCAACTGATCGCTGAAGGCGTCAAGGATTGGCCACTGTGCGGCGTTCTGGTCCAGGGTGCGGTTTGCCTCCTGGATCGTCACGGCATAGCCGTCCGGTGTCGTTTGCACGGCATGCATAGCATTGGCGCGCGCCTGGGGGTGCACCAGAATGAATGTGCGCTTTTCGGTCACAGTAGGCACCTCGACAATCCGTGCATCACTTCGTTGTCGCTGAGGGGCGTTTCGTCAAGCGATGGCGGACGCACTCCAAGATCGCGTCCCGGCCAGGTGCGTCCTTGAATCGGGCGATCGCTGCCAGCATTGCGCTGGCCTGTCGTTTGTCCGGGTGCGCACTCAGCACAAGGCGAGCGCAGCACTCCAGACACTGGAACTGGTACAGACCACAGTGCGGCCGTTGTTTGAATGACTCGCAGGCTAGGCATGTCACCGTCCTCGCTCCGCCAACGGTTGCGCGAACTTGCGCTTCAGGTCGTCCACCATGGCGCGGACCTTCTCGGGATCGGCCATGGTTTGGCCCGGCGCAGGCAGCGCATCCATGCGTGGCGGTACGGCTGGCAGCTCCTTCAGCGCCAGCTTCTCGTCAAGTATTCGGGTCCAGCGTGCTTTTGCGCGGTCCCAGCTCGCGTGGCGCAGGTCCCATGAACCAAACTCCACGGCGGCCCAGTAAATCGCCGGGTGGCTCCACACGTCGGTACCGTTCTCGCGCTCGCGCATCTGGCGCACGGCCTCAATGAACGCGGCTTCATGGTCCATCGGCGGGTTGCACAGCTTTAAGAACTCAGTGAGCGATGGCGGCCAGTCGAAGCGCTTGCGGCACTGGCGCACAGCGTCGGCAACTTGCTGGAGCGTGATGCCTTCGTCGGCAAACGCGTCCGCCCATGCCTCGCGCCAGTTCAGGATCGAGTCAGAGCTGGGGAATGCAGAGCGCCAGCGTTGCGGGTACATCCCGTCAAGGCGGTTGAACAGGTGGTCCATCGGCGTAAGCTCGCGATCACCGATCACGCGAATCTCAAGCCACGCGTTGCGCGGCAACGTCAATGACGACATGCGCAGCCTCCTTCCTGCTGTTGACGTAGGCCACGGGGTCGAATTTCGTGGGGCG